CTCCGTCTGGGGCGACAGTGGTCCCAGGTAACCCTCATTAACTGTGGAGGCACTTCCGCAAGGGAGGCACGCAATTAAAATCATATGAAATTAATCCAAAAGAAAAGATTATTGTATTATATAAAGACACTAGGTCTCATTTTCAACAAAGAATCTTCTCTGATAAATCGGATTTCACATGATTACATTGCCTCACTTGAGAGGTGGTGTAAGTCAGAAGGAATTCGTGGTGGTGTGGCCAGATCTAAGGCTGTTTATACAGTTTTAGTGGCCAATCTTCTTAATAGCGAACCAGAAAGAAGTAAGATTTGGGTATCTTCTAGACACGGTTTACCACTGTGTTTAAGAAGAGCGGGTCCTCTTATCCGTAAGGATAAGGGACCTCAGATTTTACTTTCTATAGTGTCAATGCATAAAGCATTGATCCTAGATCCCGAATATGACATCTCTTCTATTGAGATGGGGTATGAGGGTAAGACACTTGATGATCTCTATCCAAAGATTGTTGAGGGGATGGTCACTCTAAATCTACCAGCCTTTCCCGCAAGGGTTCAGGTTGAGTGGTACTTATCCTCGAAATCAGGGCCTAACGGCCAGGTTTCTTGGACTAAGTGGATAGATGACCTAGATGCAATTCGAGACGAACCACATCTCCTAGATTCCTTAGTTTTATTACTTCGGACCTACGGAGACTCTGCTGCCCTAAGATACTTGCGTACCTTTTCTAAGCCGTGAAGGTCCAAATCCACAAACTTCACAGGGAAACTATCGTTTCTCTCTGAAGGAGGAGGAAAGACCCGTGTGGTTGCCTGTGGAGATATATTTTCCCAGACAGCCTTACGTCCAATTCACGACTATCTCATGAGATGTCTAGGTACCATCTCTCAAGATGGGACCTATGATCAAGATGCATGTGCGGAGAGAGTTAGGAAATGAACTCTCGAAGGCCAGAAGCTTTACAGTTTCGACCTCAAGTCATGCACAGACCGCTTCCCTATTGATTTCCAGAGGATGGTCTTATCAACCATCTTAGGGTCCACTAGGGCAGGTCTTTGGCAATCAATCATGAGTGACCGACAGTTTTGAGTTCCAGAATTAGGCCGTTCCGTCCGTTACTCCGTGGGGCAACCCATGGGTCTACTCTCCTCGTGAGCAGCGATGGCTCTTTCACACCATTTGGTGATTAGAGTCTGCGCCCAGGAAGTGTATTCCACACCACCCAGTAAGGGTGAATGGGATTATGCTATCCTCGGTGATGACATTGTCATTAAGGGACCGGAACTGGCCAAGAGGTACAAAGATTTTATGACTAAGACCTTGGGAGTTGAAATTTCGCTCTCTAAGTCCATCATATCATTCTACTCGGCTGAGTTTTGTAAAAGACTCTACCGAAGGGGTGTCGATATATCCCCCATACCCGTTCAACTAGTGATCCAGGTACAGAAGTTTCCAAACCTTATCACAACCTTGAGCTCTGACTTACAAACTCGTTGGTTAATGAGTGTTGATTACCGAAGACTGATCCTCATGCTTCCTGTAAAGGAGCGCATGAGAGGTCTTGAACTACTGACATGCCCCTTATTTTCTAGAAAAGATTACTCTAGTGAATGAGGTGTAGATAAAGTAATTCTCTGAGCTGCAGTACAGGAGGAGGTTTATAGTAATATAGACCCTATCCCCGTACTACTAGAGAAGGCCAACCGTTCTTTCGATAGGTTGGTACAACGGGACAAGCGCCACAGCTCTAGGAAGTGAACAACACCTTCTATGGCTAAGTTGAGCACGATTGTGCATCCTCTTTACCTCGGGACATCAGTAATGATACCTAAGGTAGTGGGTGGTAAAGGTTTTATTATGCATAATCTCACGACCGGGGCGGACAATTTAACTGTTGTCCGACCTCTGTTGTTGTTGACTGAGTTCTCAGATCGGAAGAATCCTGAAATCCAAAGGGTTCAGCTTTTATCAAAAGCAGTCCGATCGGTTTCGCGGAAGTATGGCTGAGGTATTAATTATTACCTATTCCACACATCACCGTCTTCAGAAAGGTTTCAGTAAACATACGGGGGGGTTATTCCCGTATGGTCATTGAGAGGTCTGGGTGGGGCAAAACCCAGATATCCC